GCCTGAGGATTCTTCACATCGATTACTTTCAAATAGTAAAGTCTACCATCAACATACCAGTTTCTAAAAATTTCATGGCACTTTCTATCAAAGTCCATGATTTCTTTTAAATATTTAAATTCTTGTCTTATCCTTTTCTTTAGTGAATCTGATGCATTTAAGTTTGAAAGTTCAATCTCAACCGGAGAATCATATAAATCACTAACTAATGCTTCGTTAACAACATCTTCAATAGCATTATCGCATTCTGGATGAATTGACATCTCACGATATCTTTTAATCAAATCATGTTCAGACCTATAGATACCTTCTATATCAAGATATTGACCGTAAAAACCGCTAGCGATAAAATTATCAACCCCGTCCTCATTGGTTTGAGGTACGGGGGATATAATTGAAGGTGATTTTTTCTGACTATCTTCAATAGAAAAACCAAAAAGTTTTGCCATCGTATAAAATGCTTATCCGTTAATATACACTATTTAGTTAATATCTTCTCCACCAGCATTTGTACCAGTTCCTCTAATAGCTTCCCACCAATGAACTTGAAACTCTACAGTAAACTCTTGAATACCTTGAGAATCATATGCAAGATCAATAGGTCCAACTTGAGTTGGGAAAACATCATAGAAATGATATTTTCTTAAAGTTTCACCATTTCTGTCTAACTGATATACATAAGCATCTGCTTGATATAAAGCCGGATTAGTAATACCTGTGTTATCAGAAACTCTATTAATAGTATTCATCCACTTTTCAAAAGCAGAACGAATAGTAAAATCAGTATCGTTAATAACTGTAACAGTCCAAGAATCAAATGTTCTATCTCCTGCTACTTTTAAAACTCTTCCCCTAAATGGAACATCAATTGATGCAACATTAGATGCTGGAAGATTTGCGCCCTTTACTAAAAATCTTGCTTTTTGTAAGATTTCATTTAAACCACTTACATTAACCGTAGTTGGAAATGCAAGTTCAACTTCAAAAAGATTCGAACGGGCACCACCACCAGTTAACTTACTTTTGAAGTCAGTAATCTTTCTTAGTGGGGGTGGATTGAGTTGGTCTCTAGTTGGCATGATTTTTAACCTCTAGTAAATTAAACGGAACCGATTACTTCTTCAAAAGCAACACCAGTTCTGGTGGCAATGAAGGTTAGACCGATAAAGTTGATCGATCTTGCTGGTTTGATGTAAATATCAGCAACAAACTCATTAGCATCGATGATTGCTGGTGTGTTGTTTGTTTCATCACAAATAACAACATAATCAAAAATACCTCTCTTAGATTGAACATCACGAAGGAAAGGTTCAATAATATTTACAAAGTTAGTTCTTGTGATTTCATCATTAAATTCAAAGAGTTGATCTTTTGCAGCTGCACTGATAGCATCTTCAAGATAGATAAACAAACGTCTAACATTTATTCTATCAAATGCTGATGATTTACCAAATCCAGTTTTATCTCCAAAAAGAATAATACCAGCTCCTGGTGAGAAGATTACTGGGTTGATTCTATTTGAATAGAGTCTATCTCTTTGTACTTTTCCTGGATTGTATGAGAGTTTCACTGCATTCAAGATTGTTCCTCTCGAAGTCCCTGCTGGAGAGAACCAAGGGAACTGGTTAATATCATTTCTTGCACAAGTTCCTGCAATATCACCATTCAATGGAACATATCTAAATGTCTCATTAAATCTATCATACATGTACTTATATCCACTATCAAAAACTCCATAAGTTGTGGATGTAACAGGTGCATAGAAACTTACGACGTTTTCAGTGATTGTATCAATATTATTAACAGTTACTGTTCCTACAGAAGAATCATTTAAGAATGCTTGTCTGTATGGTGAAATAAAGGCAACTGCATCTTTTCTTCTCTCTGCAACAGCAATACATTTATTAGCAAGTGCTTGTGCTGTTTCTTTTGGATAGTTTGCTGATCCCATCAAAATAAAATCAACTTCAACCTCTTCAGTATTTTCAAATAAAGTATATCCAGTAATAATATCATCTAAACCAGAATAAAGTGCTCCAGACTGTTCTAGATCAGTTCCACCATCATAGTTTTTACCACCACTTAGTGTAAAAGTTCTTGATCCTATTCCACCAAAAACAATTCCATCAGAGTTTTGATCCCATCCAGTATCAGAACTTAACTCAAATATTGCAGATCCATTGGCACTAAATCCAGTGGTAACGACTCCGACTGGTTGTGACCCACCAAATATATACGATGAATTAGTTGCCAGATATTTTCTCCAGTAAGAAGGACTTCCAACTGAGTACTCACCATCTGATGCTTTTGATAGATCTAAATGCTTTTCTAATATTGTTCCAGCATTTCCTGTGACAGTTCCTTTATCATCAATGATAACGACGTGAAGTTCGTCAAATCTTCCACCTCTACTTGCAGCATATGTGGAAGTTGATGGTCGACTTGAGATTTGATCCCATTCAATTTTCCCAACACTTAAATCAATCGTTTGCTCCTCGAACCAATCTAGTTCACCTGTAAAAGATCTAGTTGCAAACGATTCTGCTTGCCCATTAGTATGGATAGCAACATTACCAATATTCGGTAACGAATAAACACCATTTGGTTGATAATCAACTTTAGTTTCAACTCCTGATGTAACAATACTAATCAACTTAGTTGAAATTTGATTTACACCAACTTCGGTAATTACTCCTTTATAAAATCCATTAAGAATAGAAGTTGTTCCTAATCCTGCAATAACTGTACCTGCTGGGATTGCACATGTAAATCCAAATCCAACTACAATATTTGTAGTTGTAATACCTGTTAAAATTTGGTCAGCTCTTGCATCAATAACTGCGACTTTGATATCATTTGCCCAAGAACCAGGATTTTTTGCTGCAAAAGTTACACCAGTAATAGTATTCTCATCATAACCTAGTTGATTATAATGTTCTTGACTTTTAATTTTAACACTTGTTAAACCAACAAATGCATTTCTGAGTGGAGCGTCATCCGCTCTAACAACTCTAAGAGTTCCACCATATGCTAAGTATGATGAAGCAACCATCCAGTGCTCATAATGCTTATCAGTTGAGTAAGGTCTCCCAAAAGTATTAAAGAGATCATTTTCAGTCTCAATCAACTCTGGGAACTCTACTGGTCCCCTTGCAAATGGAGCAACAATGGCGCCTATAGATCCAGAAACTGGATCTACTCTTCCAATAGTTAAATCAACCTCTCTTACTACAATTCCAGGAGATGCTAAATTTAGCGGCATCTTTATTCTCCGTGTTATCCAGAATTATTCTAGAAATATTTATTAAAAAGGTTACTTTCAGTGGGGAAACGAAACATGAACAATACTTTTACCAATCAGGATATTGCCACATATCCACTATATTTTTCTTTTTATTTCGACTAGATTGAATTCTTTTAATTGTGCATTCTTTACATTCGTAAGAATATGCAGAAGGAAAAACTCCTTTATTTTTTCTTGTTAAATAAAAATCACTAGTTAAATTTTTTATTTGCTTACAAACTCTACATTTTCTATCGGAGAATAATATGTGCTCTAATTCGATTTGATCATCGAAATCATAGTCCATTACATATAGTCCCACATATATGAACGGTCTCCATATTCATCTAAATGCCATCTATCGCCATCACTATCAACAAAACTTGGCAAATCATTTATACCATCAGAGATAAATCCAAAAGGTGCCATATCCTGTTCAATTTGATTTTTTTGTTCCTCATAAATTCTTTTACGAACATCATTGTCCGTCATCTCTTTAAAATATGGTTGAGCAACTAACCAAGAAAAAATAACAAGACACATTGCTAAATCATCATTACATCCTTCCTCTGCCTCAAAAGAATTATGACGCTGTGCAAAAGTTGTAAGTTCTGAAATGATATCATAATCAACGGTCAGTAACTTATCATCCTCCATTAAGGTTTTTAAATTAGAGCATCCTAATTTTTTAACTGCTGAAGTTGTTCTTACACCCAATTGAGATTTTTTACCACTAAAACCTGATCCAACAATTTGTCCAGCACGACCACGCATCGCACACATTAGAACATTATCATACTCCAAATCGAAGTGAAGAATATTTGCTACTTGATCTCCAATATCATTAACTTCAACCAATAACCAAGAATCATTATATCCTTTTGCAACTTCATATATTACACTTGGAAATAGCATTGGTTTGATTTCGTTGTTTCGATACTTTGCCACTACTTTGTATGGAAAAGTGGTGATGTCAAAAACA